CGTTAACTGACGGACCAAAGCCGCCGTGTGTTTATTTTACTAAAGAAGTAAGTAGACAAAGCGAAATTATTGACATGAGTAAAATATTATGAAACAAGGTAAAATATGGGGACAAACTGAGCTACTAGAAGCCAACGGTGTTTTAGAATTTCATCGCATCGAGGCCAAAGCTGGTGGTGTATGTAGTAAACACAAACACAAATTTAAATGGAACGGATTCTTTGTTGAATCTGGAAAAATGATAATTCGTGTCTGGAAAAACAACTATGATTTAGTTGACGAGACTATGTTGGAGGCAGGGCAATATACCAAAGTTGCACCTGGAGAATATCATCAATTCGAAGCAGTTGAAGATTGCATTGCCTTTGAATTGTATTGGGCAGAATTTGATCATGATGATATTGCAAGAGAAACTGTGGGGTTTAACAAACATGGGACAACTTAATTCAGAAACAACATACATATACGAACGTGCAGACGGTATAGTGTATGCAAGAGAGTTCGGTGCTGAACCTAGCACACGTAAAGAAGTTGGTTGGGATTATGATCACAGAACCAGTGATGGTAGACCACTAAGTCATCATATTATGGAAGACAAGATGTGGGGCGACATACGCAAAGCCGCATCCACCAATCCCTCTTTACAAAAGGCCTTGGATAATGTTATACTAATATATAAATTAAGTTATGGCAAATAATATATCCGATTGGGTTGTCTTAGACGACGATAAAGCATTGATGAAGGCTGTGGCAAAGCAGAATAAGTGGAGCCATAAGACAACTAGTCGAGTTCTCGATTATCAAAAAGATCAACTGATTGCCGCATTAAAATTTGTCAAAGAATTCGACAGTGCCATAGACGCAGGCGCAAATTATGGCATAATGTCGCATCACTTGCATCAACGATTTAACAACGTATATGCATTTGAATTGGATTCAAAGGTTCGAGCATGTTTAGAGCAAAATATTGCAAAGTTTAACCTAACATCTGTTAAGGTGTTTGATTGTGGTCTAGGTGATCAAGAAAAAAATGTGTCATTGAAGTATGTAAAAAATTCCTTTGGCACACACATTGATCCGGCAATTGAAGGTGGCGTTGAAATAATTAGAACTATTGACTCGTTTAATTTTGCCAGTTGTGGATTTATTAAGATTGACTGCGAGGGTTATGAGCCCCATATTATCAGAGGCGCAGAGCAAACAATTAAAAAATTTAAACCAGTTATACTGATGGAAGATAAAAATCTGTCAGAAATATACGGTGAAGCCGGACAAGAGTCTGTTAACATTTTAGCCAGTTGGGGATATAAAAAGTCTGTGGCTTACAGAAAAGATTGTATAATGACATATGAGTGAAAAACTTGAATTAAAAGAAAAACTAGCGGCCATTGATGTAGGTGCTAGAGACCTATGGGATGAAGTTTCCGACGAAGAGAGAAAACGAATCAAGGGTGAATTTTTTATCATAAACAGATATATCAGTAGTGTTAAGACCAGTAATAGAGATACCCAAGAGCATTTTGTATTGGCAGTCAACGAGTATTTTAACAAGCACTGGTATGTTTTACAAAGTCATCCAAAGCTACTGTGGCAGTTAATTTGTATGTGCAGTCATGAAAGTAAAAATATTTTCTTTCATGAATGGATTGGATTTAAGAAAAAAGAAAAAGGGACTAATAAAAAGACAAAGTTTTTATTAGAAGCTTTCCCCAATGCTAAACTAGATGAAATAGAACTGATGTCTAAAATAACACCAGTTAATGAATTGAAAAAGCATGCCGTTAGACTCGGATATGACGATTCTCAGATTAAAAAACTATTCGATTAAATACGAGTGATATGTTGAATTTGCTAGATAATAAAGCCCGACAAGACTATGTTTGTGAACATTGTGGTAGTAAATTCACTAAAGAAAAAACATTGATTGTGCATATGTGTGAGTCGAAGCGTAGATATCTTGCTCGCACTGACAAGCATGTAGTCATGGGCTATACTGCATACAACAGATTTTATACCCTAACTCAAAAATTAAAGATTTTAAAAAGTTATGACGACTTTGCTAAAAGTCCTTATTATAATGCATTTGTAAAATTTGGAAGTTTTATCAGCAACGTGAATCCGTTATACCCAGACAAGTATATTGATTATGTAGTAACCAGTAATATAAAACTTGACCACTGGTGTAGAGAAGAACTGTATGAAAAATTTGTAATAGATTTAATCAAGACAGAGCCTATAGAAACTGCACTAGAACGCACAATTGATACTATGACTACGTGGGCCGATGAAAATAATTCTGCGTGGAATCATTACTTTATCTATGCCAATCCTAACAGAGCCATGTTCCATATTAAAGATGGAAAAATATCTCCATGGTTATTATTGAATTGCACAACCGGCAAAGATCTATTGAATAAATTCAACGACGAACAATTAGAAACAATTGGTGCAATGATTGATCCAATTTTCTGGAAAAAGAAATTTCGGTCACGTAATTTCGATATAGATTTAGTCAATCAAGTTGTTCAGGAATCAAAATTATGAGCACCATTCCATCTACAGATGCATTACAAAATCTAGACCTCGAAGTGATTCTTAGCGAAGAAGATACCACTGTTTATGTAAAACTAACTGGCTTTTCTAACTTAGAGGATGCAGATAGTTATGCAAAATTCCTTACAAACAATTTACCATTAATGTTATTTGAAACAGATGTCATACACTAAAATGCCAGATATCGATATAGACTTTTATGATCGCAAACTTGCGTTGGATCAATTGACGCATGTCCAAGCCACTAGACTTGAAGATAATAAATTAGTTCCGCACAATACCAGTGTGTATGTAACAGACATTCCGCATAATCCAGTTACTGGGTTAGCCAACATTGACTATAAGTCAGCAGAAGACCGTGGATATTTTAAAATTGATTTCTTAAATGTAAACATTTATAAAGGTGTTAAAAACGAAGAACATCTAAATCAGTTAATGACGCAGGAGCCACTATGGGACCTTTTAGAGCAGGACGATTTCAGCAATTTACTATTCCATGTCAACGGCCACGGCGCTATACTGCGGCAAATGAAACCGACGAGTATACTCCAACTTGCGGCAATTTTGGCTATGATAAGACCGGCCAAGAGACACTTGATCGGGAAGGATTGGACGACGGTGATGACGACTATTTGGACAAAGCCCGAGGATGGTGAATACTACTTTAAGAAGTCACATGCTGTGGCCTATGCACAGGCGGTAGCTGTTCAGATGAATCTAATCTGTGAGCAGATTAGTTATGAATTTAGTTAACGTTTTCTAACTAGTTGAACTGATTTACGTTTAACTCTTTTAATACTTAGACTTAGAATATTGACTACCGGTCCTAGCAAAATTTTAACATCTTTGCTGTTAAACGTCTTTATAGCATACTTAAACGGCTGAACTTCATTTTTAAGAAAAATATTAATAGGAACTTGGCGGTTACTTTCCCACCACCAAATTTCACCTTGTTCTAAAAACAGTGTTTTTTCGTCGGGAGTTTTAATAGAATTCAAATCATAGAAGCTGGTGACATACTGGTCTTGATTAATTACTAATCCGACGTATTCTTCTTCTCCGTATAATAATACAGATATGAATGGGAGTGTTTGTTCGATGTTTTCTCTTAATTTAACCATATAAATACATTGGGGACCATATGCAAAAAATTTCAAATTATTTATACTCGAACCGGGTCATAGTCATAGCGGATTTGGTTTCCTTTTCTGTGGAGATGCAAATCGTGTATCAGCGTATCATAAAAATTTATAAAAACATAGACAATGTCATTGAATTTGACATTAAGAATGCTGATCAGAAAAGAATCAGTTTAACAGGTTATACTATCAAGTTTGTAATGACTGATTTGAATAATGCCTTAATTGCAGAGAAAATTGCCAACCTTTCGGCAATTACCGGCATATGCTCAGTGACATTAGACGAAAGTGATACTCTTAATTTAGACAAAGGATACTATAACTATGTGTTGTATATCGAATCCAATGTCGGGGTTAAGACTATTCTATATGCAGACAGTCAATACGGAGCCAAAGGGCAAGTTCAACTAATCGGGGATGTCATGCCCGAACCGAAACCGATAATATCAGCTACTAGTTTCTTAGAGGAACAGAGTGTGTTAT